ATATTTAATTCTTTATAATAATAAAAATTATGATAAATTAAAAAGTAAAGCTGAAGTAGAAGCTATAGATGAAGATCAAACTATTGTTTTAAATATAGTTAATAACTCAAAAGGAGCAGATGATGCTTTAATGGGTGAAAATTATTTTATAAATAAATTTATAGCATATGTAGACCTACACTTATTCAGAATATTTCCTGATCAAGAAGATGCTAAGACAGCAGATGCTATAATCCAATTATTTAGACATAGAGAAAGTTTAGATATCTTTAATAAAAAAGGAATATACATTTATATTAGAGAACAAACAGATCAAGATACTCCTCAAATAACTAAAGTAATAAAATCACTTAAAAAAGTTCATTATAGATTATTACAACAATACCTAGATTATGGTTATGTTGATTTAAGATATTAAAAAATCTTTAACAGAAGTATATTTATAACGAAAACATATTATGGATTTTAATTCAGTAACACTATTCGGTAAAAAAACATTTGCTGATTTGTTAAAAGAAATACATACCAATTCTTCTAATAAGGAGAAACAAATAAAAGAAATGATTGAACAATTAAAACCGTTTATTACCTCTGCAGGTGATGCGGTTATTATTGTCCCTTTAATTAAAGATTATCTAGATGTATCAGTTAAAAATGATGATCTGTTAATCAAAATGGCAGGTATAGTTCAAAGGTCTATGAGTACTAAAAATGGAGAAGATGAAGGTTTTTTATCCGATGGTGATAAAGAACAATTATTTATGTCTATCCAACAATTAAATGAACAAGTAACAGAATTACCTGTAAAGAAGCAGAATGAGTAATTTATATCCTAGTTTACAGCAGAGCATATCTAACATATCTAGTGGTAAAGGAAATAAGGGTCAAAGCTTATTTTTCTTTGCTCGAGTTAATGATATTTTATTATCTACTAATACCAACACTAAAGATTTTTTTAAAGATGGTGGTGGTTGGGCTGGACTAGGTTCAATTAAATTTACTCCTACAGGTACTATACCTGATACAGATAAACCTACTAAATTAATAGCTAAACCTTTATTTAATAACATTTCTAAATATCCAATTTTAAATGAATTAGTACTTATATTAAGTGCTCCTTCTTATGGATTAAATGAAGACCCACAAGCTAAAACTTTCTATTATCTAACTACAGTAAGTATTTGGAATAGTGTTCATCATAACGCTTTTCCCGATATAACAGCGTATAAAGGTGGCGATCTAAATTTTGGCCATACATTTACCGAAAAAGAAGATATACACAATTTATTGCCTGAAGAAGGAGATGTGATATTAGAGGGAAGATGGGGTAATTCAATTAGATTTTCTTCTACTACTAAACAAAAACAACCTAATAATCCTTGGAGTTCACAAGGAGACATTGGAATGCCTATTACTATCATAAGAAATAATCAATCTAATATAGATATAAATTCTGATCCTTGGGTTCCTGTTTATGAAGATCCTAATAATGATGGTTCATCTATTTATTTATGCGCTGGACAGGATATACCTTTAGAATTAGCTTCTAAAAATTTACAATCATTTGGAGTAACAGTAGGATCAGCTTTTAATCCTTCATTACAAATTCCAGATCCTAAATTTCCTACACTTAATCAATCACCAAAACAAGCAGATAATCTCAAAGCATAATGGCATTATATAAACCCGAATTCCCTTATTTAGGAGACCATATAATAATCAATTCAGGTAGAGTTACTCTTAACTCTAAAGATGATTCTGTATTTTTATTTGCTAAAAAAGCAATTGGTTTTTCTTCTGCTGGTGTAATTAATTTTGATTGTGATGATACTTTAACTATTAATGCCCCTTTAATTCATTTAGGATTAGAAACTGATATACAAAAATTACAACCCGCAGTAAAAGGAAATGATTTAGTATCTTTATTAGAACAACTATTAGCTTCACTACAAGATTTAGGAGCAGGTTTAGCTTATGCTACTGATAGTAATGGAGTATCAATCCCTTCAGTAACAGTTCCTGGAGAAAATATAGCTTTTGAGGCTACCTCTTTATTAACTATATTGGATAAAATTAAATCTGATAAAACCTTTTTAATATAATGGCAGTACCTGTAGGATTATCTAGGATATTAAATGATGTTGCACCTAAAAGAATTAATAAGGTATCACAACAAATTATAAAAATTTTATTTAAAATTAATGTTGTTTTAAGTGAAATTAATTCTATTGATTTTTGTAACCCTTTAGGATATATTTTAACTAAAGCTTTACCCCCAGGAGGACTTTTAGAAGGTAAACTTTTAAAATATGGAAAAGATGCTTTAGATTTTGTAAATAATTTAGGAGATAAATTAAATCCTTTAAAATTAGATAATGAAACAGATGAACAGTATACAACTAGAATCCTAGGGTATCAAGCATCTATTGAAGAAATAAGATTATCTTTAGAAGATATCATTCCTCCAGATGACTTAATTGAAATTATTCCTGGTGGAGAAGGTTTAGCAAAAACTATCCAATCTATAAATTTAGCTTTAGTCGCAACTAGTGATACTATAGATCCTACTACTGATATTGTAAATAAAATTACTATTTTAAAATCTTTTGCTAGAAAATTAACTCCTTTTTTAAGTCCTATTAATATAGCTACTTTAGCTTTAGGAGGACAAGAAGCTGAAATTAATAAAAAATTAGCAGGTATAATTCAACCTGAAAGATTTAGAGAGAGTGTTGGATTTTTAGTTAGACAAGTTAAAGCAGTTGATAAAGCTATTGTTCAAATACAAGCTACAGTTAAACTTATTAATACTATTTTAAGAATTATTAATACTTTAACTAAAGTATACAAGTTCGTAATTAAAATCTTAACTAAACTACCAACTCCATTAGCAGTAGGTGGCGGTGGTTCACCAGTTATCTCACAAACTAACGCTACAGTTAACACTCAATCTGATAGAATTTCTAAAACAAATCAAATTGTTAATGATTTAGGAAAAATAACTATTCAAGTATCTAAATTTTTAAGTGGTACTATTCTATTAAATATAAAAAGAATAAGAAGAGAAATATTAAGATTATTAACTGGCCTTAATATCCTATATAAAAATCTTAAATCTTGTCAATATACTAATAACGATACTGCTCTTTTAAATACAGTACAAGGTAGTATTGATTCATTAAATAATAATTTACTTATATTAGATGAATTATTCCCTACAGCAAAAGGTAATGCTACTTTACCTTCTTTATATAACGGTTATACTATTGATATTATAAAAGAAGAAATAGTAGATGTTGGTATTACTTTAATAAGAAGAAGAGTAGTAGTAGCAGATCAAAGAGGAGTTATAGAATATGAAGGTACACCTACATACGCTCCAGATGATCAAGTTCTGCTTAAAGAAGGACAATATTATATTGATAAACAAAACCAAATTCGTACTAGTGATGATGGTAATGATTCACCTTCAGATCAAGAAGTAATAGACCTAGTATCAATAACTGGATTAGATCCTAATAATACTATTGTAGGTCCCGTAACACCTAATTAAAATAAGTTTTAATATTAAATATTTATAGACATGAATTTAGACGCTTTTAGAAAAGTAATTAGAGAAGAAGTAAAAAAAGCTATTCAAGAAGAAATGAGAGAAGTTCTACTTGAAGCAGTTAAATCTGCTAGCACTCCTAAATCCCTAACTCAACCTTATGTTGAAACCAAATCTCAACTAAAACCAAGATTTTCAGAAATAATAGCTGAACATCAATACCAAGCGCCAAAACCAATCCCTTCAACAGGCAATCCTATGTTAGATATACTAAATGAAACAGCTCAAGCAGGTGAATGGAGAACTTTAAATGGAGGTGATTATAATGCATCAGATGCAGTTGGTTGGGCAGGAGGAGCACCAGGAATGATGGGTGGTTCAAATACACCTGTAGTAGCAACAGTAGACGAAATGATTAAATCTCAAGGTCCTGTACGTGACATAAATGATGTACGTATTGATGTTGTACCTGATTTTTCAAAATTCATGGGTGCTTTAAAAGAAAAAGGTAGTTTATAATGGCATATAATATAGTAAATATTAATCCTTTAGATCTATCTCCTAGTAAGGGAGTAGGTATCCAAGTTCCATTTAATGGAACAACTGGATTGAATATTACCTATACAACTAAAGATGCTACTAAATCTAATATATTCAATTTCTTCCTTACAGGTAGAAAAGAAAGAATAATGAACCCTACATTTGGTTCAGGAATTAGAGAACAAATATTTGAACAAATTACCCAAGGTACAGTTCAAAATATAGAAGATATAATAAAATTTGGAATAAGTGATTATTTCCCTCAAATAAAAATAAATAATTTATCAGTTAAAACGTCGCCTGATCAAAATGTAATTCAAGTTTATTTTAGTTATTCTATAAACAATACTAACATACAAGACGAAATTTTAATAAATTTCAATAATGGCTAATACAAAGACAGTACAATATTTAAATCGCGATTTTGATAGTTTAAAAGCACAGTTAATCAACTTTGCTAAAATTTATTATCCTAATACTTATAATGATTTTACAGATGCATCACCTGGTATGATGCTTATAGAAATGGCTTCTTATGTAGGAGATGTTTTATCATTTTATATTGATAATCAAATTCAAGAAAACTTTTTACAGTTTGCTAAACAAAGAAAAAATTTATTAGCTATAGCTTATAGTTTTGGGTATCGTCCTAAAGTTACAAGTGCTTCTTCTGTTAATGTTAATGTGTACCAAGCTGTACCTGCTACTATAAGTAACAGTGAATATGTACCTGATTTTGGATATGCTTTAATTTTAGAAGAAGGAACACAACTTCAATCCTCTATTAATAATACTGCTTTCTATATTAATGAAAAAATAGATTTCTCTAATTCAGGTTCATCACCTATAGATATTTCTGTTCTTAACTATGATCCTAACACTGGTATTCCTCTTTTTTACTTATTACAAAAAACAGCGAAAGCCACAGCGGGAGCTATAACTACAACAACATTTACATTTAATAATCCTGAACGTTTTTCTACCGTAACTCTTACTGATAATAACGTAATAGATATAGTTAGTGTAGTTGATAGTGATAATAATAAGTGGTATGAAGTACCTTATTTAGCTCAAGATACAATTTTTGAACCTACCGCTAATATAGCAGCAAATAACCAAACTTTAGCTCAATATAGTGATGTAACTCCTTATTTACTTAAATTAAAAAAAGTACCTAGAAGATTTGTATCAAGATTTAAAACTAATAATTCTCTAGAACTACAATTTGGTCCTGGAGTATCATCAGGAGCAGATGAAGAAATCATCCCAAATCCTGATAATATAGGTTTAGGTTTACCTTATGGAGTAGATAAAATGATGACTGCATGGGACCCTTCAAATTTCCTATATACTCAAACTTATGGTTTAGCCCCTTCAAATACTACTTTAACAGTAACTTATTTAAAAGGTGGAGGAGCTACTTCAAATATACCTTCTAATACTTTAACTAAACGTATTGGAGGAACAAATTCATTTGCTGGTAGTGGTTTAAATCCTACTATGCAAACTACTGTACTTAATTCTCTTGCTTTCAATAATGAAGATGCGGCTATAGGAGGAGGAGATGGAGATACTAATGAAGAAATAAGACAAAACTCATTAGCAATGTATCCTACTCAATTAAGAACAATTACTGCTGATGATTATATTATAAGAACTTTATCATTACCTTCTAAATTTGGTTTAGTTTCTAAAGCTTATGTAACTCAAGATATGGGTATAAGTGTTAATTACCCAAAAGATTTATTAGCTACTGAAAACCCTAATGCTATTTCACTTTATGTTTTATCTAGAAATGTAAATAATAATTTAACCTTATCCAATCCTGCGTTAAAACAAAATTTAAAAACATTTCTTTCTGAATATAGAATGTTAACTGATGGTGTCAATATAAAAGATGCTTTTATTATCAATATAGGAGTAGATTTTGATGTTGTTGTTAGACCAAACTATAATAATAAATTAGTACTAAACAACTGTTTAACAGCTTTACAATCATATTTTAATATAGATAAATGGAATATAAACCAACCTATCATATTATCAGATATCTATAGTACTATAGACCAAATAGAAGGAGTACAAACAGTACAAAAAATAAACATAATAAATAAAGCCGGCACTACATCAGGATATTCACAATATGCTTATGATATTAAAGGAGCAACTATTAATAATATTATTTATCCTTCTTTAGATCCAAGTATTTTTGAAGTTAAAGATCTTACATCTGATATACAAGGTAGAGTAGTTACTCTATAAAAAAATATTTTTAATGTATATTTATATTATATATTAAATTTATGGCTGTTTATAAAATATTCCCTGAGAAAGATACTTTTATCTCCTCATACCGTAGTACTCAAAACTTTGGTAGAGATGAAATGTTAGAGGTTTTTAGATCTGCTTATGATACTTCTACTAATTTAGATACTACAAGAGCATTAATCCAATTCTCAAACTCATCAATTCAAGATGTAATTACTAATATAGTTAGTGGAAGTTCTTATAGTGCTTCTCTTAAATTATATTTAGCAAATGCTCTTTTACCTTCAAATTATACTATTTTTGGGCATAGAGTAACTACAGCTTGGGATATGGGATTAGGTAAAGCTGCTGATATTCCTATTACTACTACAGGATGTACTTGGGCTTCTCCTTGGACTACAGCTGGAGGAGATTATGATGCTACTATTTATTCTCAAAGTTTTAATTATATTGACAATAAAGATGTTAATATGAATATTACTTCATTAGTAAATTATTGGTATAGTAATCCAACAGTTAATTATGGAGTTTTACTAAAACAAAGTAGCAGTATAGAAAATAATAGTACCTCATCATTTGGTAACAAATTCTTTTCTATGGACACCCATACTATATATCCACCACAGATAGAATTAAAATGGAATGATAGTGTATATAGCTCTTCATTAACTCAGGTAACAACATCTGATTTTACACCTGTAATTTCTAACAACAAATCTGAATTTGAAGAGAATACTGTTTATAAATTTAGAATAAAAGCAAGAGATAGATTCCCTGCTAGGCAATTCACTACTGCTTCTGTATATTTAAACGCGAAAGCTTTACCTTCATCTTCATATTGGGCATTAAAAGATGTTAAAACTGAAGAAATGGTAGTAGACTTTGATAATAATTTTACTAAAATAAGTTGTGATAATATAAGTAATTACTTTAAAATGTATATGAATGGTCTAGAACCTGAAAGATATTATCAAATCCTATACAAAACCATACTATCAAGTGGTGAAACCATAGTTATAGATGATAAATCAAATTATTTTAAAGTAGTTAGATAATGGCTGAAACAGTTCAATTAAATAAAACAGTTTATGGTAAGATTACATACCCTAATGTAATCGATACTGAATTTACTCAATTATTAAATCCCCAAACTGAGGTTACTTCATCCGCTATGACTGTGGATCAATTTTTTCAAGGATATAATGATTTATTTTATGATATCCCAATTGAAGGAGATTTCCATACCCATTTAGAATTAATAAAACGAAGTACAGAATATGTTGGTGTTAACCAAAACTCAGGAGAAATAGATGCCTTACTAGATGAGATAAATCAATTACGACTTGAAAATTTGACCCAACAACAAACTATAGATGAATTAACAGCATCCAAATAATGGAAATTACAAACATATCAAATATTGATTCAGCTCAATTTATAAATCAAGACTATACTACTAAAGATGAATCTTTATTAAATTCATTAAATGTAAGTAAAGAATTTGGTTTACCTGAAGATAAAGTAGAAGTGCATGTTATATCACCTAGTGGAGATATAATAGATTCTGTTTATGATTTTAGAAACTATACTACAAGACAAACTTATCAAGATAGTTCTTTATACAATCAAATTGAATTAGACCCTAAATCTGATTTAGAATCATTTGGTTTAAACCAAGGTCAATATGATATTAATTATAATTTTTATAGAGAATTATTTTCAAGTTCATTAGCTAATCAATTTTATATTACAGACATCTCTTCAGATCGTACTGAGATAAAAATATCTACTAATAATACTTCATATACTGATTTAGGTCAATCATATTTAAATTTTGTAGCTGAGAGAAATTCTAGATCCTTTTATTCGGATTTTGTTTTAAACTTTGGAGATAATAAAACTTATATAGGGGTTAATGTTGCTTTAGATAATGTTAATACTTCATTACCTAGTTTATATATTAAGTTATATGAACCTTTACCTTCTAATATAAAATTAAAAGATACTTTTTGGGTAGTAGAAAGCATTTCTGAACCATTTTCTTTTAGTGTAAACACAGAATTTATAGCAGAAGAGGTATCTGATACTACTCAATTAAGAGGACCTAATATTAATGTAGAATTATTAGAAAAAACTAACCTAACAACTCCTTACTTAAACTTATCTAACTTACTAAGTTCAGATATTTCTTCTTCGTATCAACAATTACAATCTTGGTTAGAAGAAAAAAGTATTGAAATAACAGTCGATTATAATGATTTTACTAACTTTGTTCATTTCTCTTCTGCAAATGAAAGATTAGAAAATTTTAAATATAAGTTAACTCAAATACAAAATTTACAGAATGATATAAATAATATTAATAATTTAAATATATCTTCAAGTTTAACATTTACTACTTCAAGTGTATTTAATTTACAATCTCAATTAGATACTCTTATTCAAAAATTTGATGGGTATGAATATTTCTTGTATTATGATTCAGGTTCAAATTGTTGGCCTAAAACTAACACTACTAAACCTTATACTAACTATAGTGTAACTTCATCTGTATCTTTAAATTGGTTCGCTACTCAATCATTAGATGCATTTAATTATGATAATGATAATAGAGATTATATTTGGAATAATTTACCTGAGTATATACGAGAAGACTCGCAGAATACCAACTTAGAATTATTTGTCGCCATGCTTGGCCAACATTATGATTACATTTGGACTTACGTTAAAGACATCACGGATTTACAGGTAGCTGATAATAGAATTGATCATGGTATTTCAAAAGATTTAGTAGCTGATACTTTAAGAAATTTTGGTATGAAACTTTATACTAATTCAAGAAATCAAGATGATTTATACATTTCTTTATTAGGAATAAATTCAGACAATTCAACTTTACCCTCAACAGGATCTCTTAAAATTAACAATTATGTAACTGCTTCTCAATATACTATACCAGATAATGATATAGTAAAAGAAACTTATAAAAGAATTAACCATAATTTACCTTATTTACTTAAAACTAAAGGTACAAGAAGAGGTTTATATTCTTTAATGAATTGTTTTGGTATCCCTGAAACTATTTTAAAAGTAAAAGAATATGGTGGGAATAAAAAAGATCAAGACATAATTGAACAGTTTAATGAAAAATTTAATTATAGTTTAAATTTAAATAATGCTGCTGTTTTATCTGTACCTTTTCAACCATCATATAAACAATATTTAGATACTGGGTATAATGATATATTTCCTGATACTTTAGAATTTAGATTTAAATTAGATTCATCTAATATTATTCCTACTCAATCTATTTTAGAGAGCGATAATTTTTATAGAATAATTAGAGCAATTCATACTACAGGTTCTTATGCTAATATTAATTTTTCATTAAATAATACTACTAGTTATATATATTCCCCTTCAATTAATTTGCCTTTATATAATGGTGATTGGTGGACTTTAAATTTAACAAGACAAACTGGTAGTTTAAGATCTTCTCAAACAGGTTCAAATAATACTTACACTTTAACTATTGGAAATAAAGACTCTAATGGAATTCAATATTTAGCTTCTTGTTCAATTCATAATACGGGTTCTAGTAAAGCAAGTTACAATAAATACGGATGGAACATACTTGATAATAATTTACCTGGTGGAGATAACTCTATATACCCATTCTCAGGTTCAATTCAAGAATTTAGATATTGGGTAGGTTCTATTCCTATTAATGATTTTAAAGATCATATTTTAAACCCACAATCTATTACTTATAATAATGTAACAGGATCATATAATAATTTAATATTTAGATTACCTTTAGGAAGTGAATTAGATAATACTCTTAAATCTAGTAATCCATCAGTTCATCCTTCATCTACAGCTTCATTTATAGCATCATCTATAACTTCATCTGCAACTCAACTTTTTGGATATAATACTGATGCTGCTTATGATACAAATCATGAGACATTTTTAGTTAACACTCCTAATGTAGGAAGCGTTACAGAAATAGATGAAAAAATAAGAATAGCAATTCCTAATTTAGTACCTGGAGATGTATTAACATCTTATATCTCAATACAAAAACCTGAGATTTATCCTATAACACCTGATCTAAACATAGTTGAGGTAGCAATTTCACCTCAGGATTCAATTAATGAAGATATAATCTCACAATTAGGTTCATTTAATATTGATGATTATATTGGTGACCCAAGACAAGATTCTTTAAATTCTTATCCGGCTTTAACTGATTTAAGAAATTTCTACTTTAAAAAATATTCTAAAAAAGAAAATATATTTGATCTAATAAAACTTTTATCTTATTTTGATAACTCGTTATTCAAAATGATTAAAGATTTTGTACCTGCTAAAACAAATCTTTCTACTGGTTTAATTATTAAAC